AGTTGCCCCTGTGGAATCTAGCTCTGTTGTTCTAAACTCCACCAACGGAATTGAAATGCCGATGGAAATGATTTCTGTTAAGGAATCTAAAGCAGGTTCATTTGTACAGGTTGTACCAGAATATCATCGATTAAAGAACAAGTATCAATTGATGTGGGATCAACAAGACTGTGTTGCCTACTTAAAAACTGCCGCAGTATTAGCAGTATATATTGATCAGAGTCTAAGTACAAATACTTTCTATAATCCTGCACATTTTACCGAAGGTAAAGTACCAGGAACTTTAATTGCCAAAAATCTAATGTTAGCTTACAAATGGGGTCTAAAGACTGTATACTATAGCTTAATTAATAAGGTTGGAGCAAAGTTGAGTGTTACTGCAACTCAATCCTTGCCTATCCTTAACGGAGAACCTATAACTATATACGCAGATGAAGAAGACTGCGAGGCCTGCAAATTATGAGCAAACAACAATACGATATATCAAAACAAACAAACTACTTAAAACGCAAAATGTTCTTGGACCCAGAAGGTCCTGTAACAGTACAGCGTTTCGAGGAAGTCAAGTATCCTAAGATTGCCAAGTTTGAAGAACTCGCCCGTGGCTTCTTTTGGGTTCCGGAGGAAATTAGTCTTACCAAAGACAAAATCGATCACAAGGATTCTAGTGATGCAGTTAAACATATTTTTACTTCTAATCTGTTGCGCCAGACTGCTTTGGACTCCATTCAGGGTCGTGCGCCAAACCAGGTATTCAGTCCAGTCATCTCAATCCCAGAACTAGAAGCTTTAGTCAGTAACTGGAGTTTCTTTGAAACTAATATTCACAGTAAATCGTATAGTCACATTATTCGTAATGTCTACGGTGTGCCAAAGGAAGAGTTTAATAAAATACACGATACTAAAGAAATTGTAGACATGGCCGCTAATATAGGACGATACTATGAAGATCTACACATTATTAACTGCCGTAAAGAATTGGGTGAAGAAATTGCTTTACACGATCACAAGAAAGCGATTTGGATGGCACTACACGCGAGCTATGCACTGGAAGCACTCCGCTTCATGGTTTCATTTGCCACCTCATTAGCTATGGTAGAAAACAAGATCTACATTGGTAATGGTAATATTATCAGTTTGATCCTACAAGACGAGATTTTACATGCCGACTGGACAGCTTGGTTGATTAACAATGTAACCAAAGATGATCCAGACTTCCTGTCTATCGAAGAGGAATGCAAGGAAGAAGTATATACATTGTATATGGACGTCATCCGTGAAGAAAAAGAATGGGCAGACTACTTGTTTATCAAAGGACCAGTTATTGGTCTTAATGCAACAATCTTACGTGACTTTGTTGATTACACGGCATTCACCCGATTGAAGGAAATTGGCATCAAGTATGCCGAAGAACATCCACGTAGCAGTCCTATTCCGTGGTTTAACAAACACGTAAACATTAACAAAAAACAATCAGCACTACAGGAAACTGAATCGACAAATTATGTCATTGGGGTTATGAGCGACAACGTAACTTATGAGGAACTACCAGATCTATGAAAGCAACAGTATGGAGTAAAGATCAATGTCCTTTTTGCGTTCAGGCCAAAGCCTTACTTGACAGTAAAGGTATTGAGTACGAAGAACGCAACATCATGCACGGAACGTGGACCAAAGAGCAACTGCTAGAAGCAGTACCTACTGCGAGGACATTACCGCAGATATTTTTAGATGGTGAACTAATTGGCGGATTCAACGAACTCAGGAAACACCTTAATACTTAATGATCCAAATAGTGTGGACACTATTACTATAGGAACGGGATCATTTGACTCGTATTCAACAACAGCTTCAATGAACTATGGAAATATCACTATTAATAGTGGTGGTACATCTAGTAGTCCGTATTTGTATAGCACAGGAGCCGGATCAGCGTGGAGTACGATTAGTAGCATCACTACTGCTGGAACAAATACACCTTCTTTAGAATGCACTGGAGATGCTAATTTCCAAGGTGATCTTAAAGTCAAAGGAGTAAGTATCGCTAAGACATTAGATGATATAAATCGCCGCCTTGCTATACTTGTACCTGATCCAGAAAAGTTAGAGCAATTCGAAGCACTTAAAAAAGCCTACGACCATTACAAGTTGATGGAAGCACTTTGTCAACTACCTAAGAAAGAAGAAGATTAATGAATGTTAAATTGTTATCATATAGTCAGCCCACCGACGAATTTAGATCTGTGGGCATCGAAGATGCACAGGAACTCATTGCGTATTGCGCCCGTGTCAGCAATCCCTCCAATCAGCTCAACACAGAGACGTCAGACAAACTCATCAGATACTTGGTCAAACACCAACACTGGAGCCCACTCGAAATGGTCTCAGCCTGTCTCGAAATTACCACCACAAGAGATATTGCACGACAGATCCTCAGACATCGTAGCTTCAGCTTTCAAGAATTCAGTCAGCGATATGCTGATCCTACTAAAGACCTGTCGTTTGTACTGCGAGAAGCACGACTCCAAGATACCAAAAACAGACAAAACAGTATCCCAGTCGATGATCAACTGTTACAAAACGAATGGGAACGTGCTCAGAAAAGAGTTATATATGCCGCACAAAGAGAATACGAGTGGGCTATCGCTAATGGCATAGCCAAGGAACAAGCTCGTGCAGTACTACCAGAGGGGCTTATTGAAAGTCGGTTGTATATGAATGGAACATTACGTTCATGGATTCATTTTATTGAATTGCGTAGCGCCAATGGTACGCAAAAAGAACATCAGGAAGTTGCTGTTGCCTGTGCTCGAGTGATAGCTGAAATATTTCCAATGGCGGAAGAATACGTACAACAAAACTAAAGGAACAATATGTTATTAAATTTAAAGAAAGATTTTGAAAACGGTGACGTGGTAAGTATCAAACTTATAAACGGTGATGAAATTATCGCCCGTTACGAATCAGAGGATGAGCAGAACGTAACTATCAGTCGCCCGCTTGCTATTACTATGAGCGCACAGGGAATGGGATTAATTCCATGGGTATTTTTAGGTGTAGATGAATCTGTCACTTTGCGCAAGAAAAACACCTTTTTTATAGTAGCAAGTAAAGGCGAAGCCGCAAAGCAGTACACAGAAGGAACTACCGGAATCGCTCTGGTTAAATAATAGCATGATAGAACATCAAGAGGTATCAGGGGTAATAAACATCGATTTAGGGTCCAATCTGAATATGCAGACCCTTTATCAAAGTATCCCACCAGTATCTACTTCAACTACTGTTGTTGGTATATCCATTCCTCTTATCAATGTTCACTGTCTTACTTTTCCTACGGTTGATCCGATAGCCGATATAAGAGATGCAATTAGTAAATTATACAATTATGGTGTTAAGGCTTGGATGGAACCCATCTGGACTTTGATAAGAAATTTGTTTTCTGCATTATCTAGATTCGGTATAGGTATATTAGATCAAAGTTTAGGCATATTGAATCTTACTGTTCCTGATATTTTTGATGACGCTAATCAACTGTTCGATAAAATCATCGCATACGTTACTAATCTCTATCATACAGCAATAGATGAGTTAAAACGCACATTAGACCTTTTAGGTATTCCTTGGCCACTATTTGGAGGTACTATTGACCCTGTGGCAGATATAGTTTACATCACAAAAGCTATCTGTTATAGCCTATGGGGAATCTTAATGAAATTGTTTTTTAAAGCTGTTAATGCTATTCGAGCTGTATTGTCTGCTGTTGATTTTTATTACAATCCAACTGTACCTACTTGGCAAACATTATGGGATAACGCATTTAACAATATTATGATTGCTATTGTGCAACGTCTGATAACTCCAGTCACAATGCAAGAAATATGGGATGCGCTGAAACAGCTAGGAAATACGGCGGAAGAAATCCTTAGAAACATAAAAGATTTTACATTTAGTATATTTGGTAAACCCTTCGACTGGTTATTCCCTTTAAATCCTAACATTAATGCTCCGACACTCGATCTCATGCATATTTTAGCCGATATACTTGTGTGGGTCTCTAATTTTATATTCAATATAATCTATAAATTCATACAGGCTATCTATGCATTGTTTGAACTTTTTGGCTTAGCAGGAAATTGGATAAGTTCAATTCCTGTTCCTATTACGCTCTGTGTTGTGCCAAAGATAGGTTCATCTGACGTTCCTACTGTTCCTGTCTATCAACCATAAATACTTTTGACGCTGGCAGTAAAACCATGTAATGGTTTGGGTGGGTGCAAGGCCCGTCAGAGGTGCGAGGAACACGGGGTAGCCAGATATTCCTCAGGTTGACAACGATCCCAGATTGTTGTATAATGTTAGTAATTGTTGTAATCCCTTCAAAGCGAAGGCGTTGCGGACCCGGGTTCGACCCCCGGCAGGTCCACCATAAACACATGCGGGTTTGAGTCCCGAGTGGTGGTGTTATAAACACAAGGCGTCATAGGTGACACCTTTCAGATTTGAGTGTGTTTA